TGGGAAGAAGCTATGATCCGCAACTCTCAGAAAAAGAAGCAAAGAAGAAGGGCAAGGAGATACGCCAGGCTTACATGGATGCAGTTCCTGGACTTGAGAAGCTGGTTACTGCGGTTAAGTCCAAGGCGGAATCTGGTTACATCAATTTGTGTGACAATCGCCGCTGCGCTGTTGATGGTAGCCACAAGGCCCTCAACTACCTCCTCCAGGGATCAGCTGGTGTAATTGCGAAGCGTTGGTTGGTTATTAACCACGACAATACACGTGATCTTTGCTGCTCACAACTAGCATTTGTACATGACGAATTACAATTCGAGTGTGATCCCGGACACGTGGATCAACTACGAACATCCTTGGTACGCTCAGCTGAGAAGGCTGGAGAGTATTACAACCTTAGAATCAAAATCGAAGCCGAAGCACAAACCGGCAACAACTGGAGTGAAGTACATTAATGGCAGTCAAATCTAAAACAGCACTGGGACGTGTTCAATTCAAGTCCCGTGCTAAATTCAAACACACCCGTCAAGGTCAAGGCACTCGGTCTCTTCCTTCGCATGGGCGTAAGCTCAAGCGGGGACAAGGTAAATGAGTCTTCTGATTGATGCAGATTACATCGTCTACAAATGCTGTGCAGCAGCCGAAACTGAAATCGACTGGGGAGATGATGTTATCGTCGTCTCAAGTAAGTTCAGTGAAGCCTACGACAAAGTACAACGAGAGTTATACGGCATCGCAACAGATCTTGGATGCTTCGATGATTCTATTTTGTTTTTTACTGATAGTATCAACTTTCGTAAACGTGTTGATCCAGCGTATAAAGGACATAGAAACAGAAAGAAGCCGTGCGGTTACCGCCGGGTCATCAACAAACTCAAGGAGGATTACCACGTTGTTGTAATGCCTGAGTTAGAAGCTGACGATGCTCTTGGCATCTACGCGACTAAAGAGCAGGGACACATCATTTGTTCTCCTGACAAGGATATGAAGCAAATACCTGGAGACTTGTATGATTTATCTACTGGCGTTATCACAATCACCAAAGAAGAGGGTGACCGCTGGCACCTTATTCAGACGCTGGCTGGTGACCAAACTGATGGGTATAGCGGAGTTCCTGGATTCGGGATTAAACGAGCAGTCGCCTTCTTTGAAGAGAACGGTTACAGCTGGTCATCCGTTGCCTCAGCCTTTGCTAGCAAGGATCTTGATGAATCCGTCGCACTCCAGAATGCCCGGCTCGCAAAGATCCTCCAGCATACCGATTATGACTTTACCAACCAATGCGTCAAACTTTGGACCCCCTCCTCCGATAGTCGAATTGACGATGGAGCAGCAGTTCAAAATGCGTCAGATTGAGGACGCACTCAACCACCCTGACTCTGCTAAGGAGGATATTATTACTATCTTCCTTGCACTTCAACGCCAATGTTTCGTACTTGGCAACTCAATGTCCAACTTAGTTAAACAATGGCCGACACCAACTCAACTGGACCCAAGTACTATCGACGAGGTTCTATCCAAGTTTGGGATTTCATCCGAGACCAAGGACTGAACTTCCATCTAGGTAACGCAATTAAATACATCTGCCGTGCAGGTCACAAAGATGACCGTAAAGCAGACCTTCGTAAAGCAATCCACTATCTACAAAATGAGCTCGAAAACGAAATCCTTAATGAGTCAAGCAAACGAGTTTCGGCGTGGCTTCGGAGTGACGAACAATATTGGGAGTCATTCACGGGAGATGCAGAAGCGTTTGATCGTTGAAGAGTTCAAAGAGTTCCTAGAAGCTGAACAACAGCTGCTCTACGGCTTCACACGTAACGCTGAGGATTGCCTCAAAGAACTTGCAGACCTTGTGTATGTCTGCTATCAATACGCTGCTAATCTTAACTGGGATCTAGATGAAGCAATGGATCGTGTTCACCAAAGCAATATGAGTAAGCTTGGTGAAGACGGTAAACCTATTCGTCGTGAAGACGGTAAAGTTCTCAAAGGTCCAAACTATCAACCCCCTACTCTTTCTGATCTCGTTTAATAATGTCCGCCACTACCAAAGAACTTGTTGCCCGTACTGGGCGAGTGCAATCTTGGATTGACGATCCCACCAGCCGCCTACCCGTATCCTGCACTGTCTTCGTAGTGGAGGATACTATGGAGGGTCCTAATGGAATCGAAGCCTCATGGCGATTCGTCAGCCACGCTCTCCGGTTTGGAGCAGGCGTTGCTGTGCATCTATCTAAGCTCCGCCCCAAAGGATCTGAAAACGGCAAGGGTCTTGTGGCTTCTGGCCCGGTGTCCTTTGCCAAAATCTACTCTACCCTCAATGAAGTCCTGAGGCGTGGAGGTATCTATAAGAACGGTGCTGTAGTCCTGCACCTCGATCTTAATCATCCTGATGTACTTGAGTTCATTCAAGCATCACGAGCTGAGCTACCTTGGGTGAAGCGTTGTGTAAACATCAACCCCCACTGGTGGAATGAAGCTACTCCCAATGTTCGTCAAGCTCTTCTACAGGGCATTAAACAAGGTGACATTTGGCTGAACAAAACCAAGGTTGATGCTTACGGTAAGCGCATCCGTGGTAATGTTTGTCTTGAGGTTTACCTGCCTAGTCGTGGTACTTGCCTGCTTCAACACGTTAACCTTGGAGCTTGTGAGTATGAAGATCTGGGACCTGCCTTTGTCCAAGGTATGTCCCAGCTGTGTGCTTTGCACGGTAAGACCAACGTCGATAGCTCTGGTGAATACCTGTCCCCTGATGTTGACCGTCAGGTTGGATTGGGTATGCTTGGGCTTGCTAACCTTCTTCGTAGGTACGGTGTTACCTATAAGGAGTTTGGTGAAGCCCTTGAGATTGTCAACAGCGGTAAAGGTAACAACGACTACACCCCATCCCTTACTCTTGCTTTTGAACTGCAACGAGCTATTGCTCAGGCAGCACAGGTAGCACGTGTCGCTAACATGGACCGTGCTTTTGCTATTGCTCCTACTGCCTCTTGCAGCTACCGCTACAAAGACTTGGATGGGTACACTACCTGTCCTGAAATTGCACCTCCCATTGCCCGTCAGGTGGACCGTGATAGCGGTACGTTTGGCGTCCAGAGCTTCGACTACGGTCCTGTTGAGATCGCATCTGAGGTTGGCTGGGATGCATATAAGAAAGTTGCTGATGGCATCATGAAGATGCTTAATGCTACGGGACTTCTTCACGGTTATAGCTTCAATAGTTGGTCTGATGTGATCACCTATGATGAAGCGTTTATCGAAGAGTGGTTGGCTTCTGAGCAAACCTCCCTTTATTATTCGCTTCAGGTAATGGGTGACACTCAAGACAAGACCAGTGCATACGCTGCATTGGATGAGTCTGAGGTCGATGATTACCTGGAGTCCATTCTCTATGATAGAGATGATGATCCTGCTCCTGATTGTAATTGCGGCGAATGAACCCCTACGAAAAACTACTTGGACGTAAAAGAACCTGGACACCTGTCCAAACAACTGCTGGTACTCTTGTCGAAGGTGCGGAAGAAACTATCTACCGTGCTTTGGCAATCCGACATATGGAGCTTCCGGTAGGAGATTTTATTCATGATGCACTGAAGAATGAAGTACCGAAAATGGCAAGGGATCTCCTTCTGTCCAATATCAAGGACGAGGAGAATCACGACCTTGCACTTGGTTACATCGCCAATGCTATCGGCGTTGATGAAAAGGCTGAAGAAGAAGCCAAGCGTCTCCGTGACGCCTGGATTGCTCATCCAGATCACACAATTCTCAAAGCGTTGGTTGCCGAGCGTGCGCTTTTCTTTGTGCTCCTCCCGTTCTTCCGATTTAACGGTGATGCGGGACTTCGTACCGTAAGTGCTGACATTAGTCGTGATGAACAAGTGCACGTTGCCACAAATAGTTTGGTTGCTCGTGAGCTTAACCTCGATTGGTCTCCTAGTCTGGATAAGCTACGCAAAGCTACTATCAACTGGGTGCTTCAACCTCTTGGTAACTCACCCAATAAATATCTGAACAAAAAATTTTGGCTGGATGCAAGCGATCGTCTGATGTATGAAGGTAAAGCTCCTGAGCTTGCCGACACCAAACGTGCTCGTATGCCAGCGTTCTTTGAACATGCAAACCCTAACCTCCCTCAATACGCTTAACCTTCTGACTGTTGAACGGCTGTTGGCTGAGCTAGAGGATCTTTATCCACCATTTAATCCCACTCCTGACACCCCACTTAATCAGATTATGTATCGGTCTGGTCAAGTGAGTGTCGTTGAGTGGATCCGTACACGAATTACTACTGAGGATTAACATCATGTGTGTGGGAGGCGGCGCAGCTAGGCGCGCACATCACAGACAACAAGAACAGATGCGAGCTGAAACTGCTCAGCGTAACATTTACGAACAAGCCGAACGTGATCGTGCTGCTGAACTAGCACGTATTCAAGGGATGCAGGCTGAAGCTGACCGGCGTCAACAAGAAGCATTGAGAGCTATCGCTGAAAGTTCCAGACAACCATTCAAAGTCAAGACTGCTGCTGACGCTACAACTCCGTTGATGCGTACTCGTCAGAAGCAAGACACTGCTAACCTTGCATCACTTCGTATCAACCGTACCCCTGGCACTAACATTGGCATGGGTGCAAGTGGAACTAACATTGGTTAATTAGATGGACGCTAAATCAAGGTACGATCATCTAAGTAGCTACCGTACTAACTTTCTCCAAACTGCGGTTGAATGCTCTGAACTTACAATCCCTTATCTCATCCAACGTGATGAGTATCGGATCACCCACAAAACCCTTAGACAACCTTGGCAATCAGTAGGCGCTAAGTCCGTAGTTACATTGGCAGCTAAGCTCATGCTTGCACTGCTTCCCCCACAGACTACGTTCTTCAAGCTGCAGATTCGTGATGACAAGCTAGGCACTGAGTTGCCTGCTGAGATCCGATCTGAACTAGACCTGAGCTTTGCCAAGATTGAACGTATGGTGATGGACTCTATCGCTGCTTCCAGTGATCGTGTCGTTGTTCACCAAGCCATCAAACATCTTGTCGTTGGTGGTAATGCGTTGATCTTCATGGGTAAAGATGGGCTGAAGCATTACCCATTGAGCCGCTACGTCGTGGACCGAGATGGTAACGGTAACGTAATTGAGATCGTCACCAAAGAATTGATCAACAAAAAGCTTCTGCCTAAGGAGCTACAAGAAAAGAACAACCAAGTCAACGATCGTAACTACGCTCATGAAGATGACGTAGAAGTTTATACTCACGTACGTGTTGACAACAACCGTTGGTTGTGGCATCAAGAAGCCTTTGGTAAGAAGATTGAAGGCACCGAAGGTAAGGCTCCTAAGGATGCTAACCCTTGGCTAGTCCTCCGCTTCAACACTGTTGACGGTGAGAACTATGGAAGAGGTAGAGTCGAAGAGTTCTTGGGTGATCTCAAGTCTCTTGATGCACTCTCTCAGTCCCTTGTAGAAGGCTCTGCAGCAGCCGCTAAGGTCGTCTTCGTGGTATCACCCTCAAGCACTACCAAACCGGCCACCATCGCCCAGGCAGGCAACGGTGCGATCGTTCAAGGTAGACCTGAAGATATTGGTGTTATCCAAGTTGGTAAGACTGCTGACTTCAGTACTGCTGCTAACCTTGCTGCTACACTTGAACGACGTATTGCTGAAGCGTTTCTTGTTCTTACTGTTCGTCAGTCGGAACGTACAACTGCTGAAGAAGTACGCCTCACTCAAATGGAACTGGAACAACAACTCGGTGGCTTGTTCTCCTTGTTGACTGTTGAGTTCCTTATCCCTTATCTTAATCGTAAGCTGCTTGTACTGCAACGTTCTGGTGAACTTCCAAGGATCCCTAAGGATCTTGTTAACCCCACTATCGTTGCTGGTATCAATGCACTTGGTCGTGGTCAAGACCGTGAATCTCTCACTGCCTTTATCATGACTATTGCTCAGACTCTTGGACCTGAGGCTATGCTACAGTATGTCAATGCAGACGAAGCAATCAAACGTCTTGCAGCTGCACAAGGTATCGACGTACTGAATCTTGTTAAGTCCGTTGACCAACGTCAACAAGAGAAGCAAGGTGCTATGGCACAACAGCAGCAGATGATGCAAATGCAACAACTGCCTGATATGCTGAAAGTACCTATGGCTGACCCATCCAAGAATCCCAATGCGGAAGAAGCTGTTGCTCAGTACTTAGGTACACAACAGCAACCACCCGCTCCACCAATGCAATAACTTTTTTATGTCAGAAACGTTTAGCTACGACTCTACTCCTCCTGCAGAAGTAATGTCGTCAATTGAATCCGACGAAGCTGAATCCCTTGCCATTGGCGAAGAGCTAATTGCTCAACACGAGGGTATGCTGGCTGGTAAATACAAGAATGCCCAGGATCTTGAGAAAGCTTATATGGAGCTTGAAAAGAAACTGGGTAGTAATTCTCGTGATGAATCTTCTGAAGAAGAAGAGTATGATGCTGAGGAACCAGTTGAAGAAGACAGTCGGGAATACAGTGAGCTCTCTGATCTATTCGCTGCTGCTGGTGATGAGTATGCAGAGAATGGTCAGCTGAGTCAAGAGACGCTTGATGCGTTTTCTCAAATGTCATCTCAAGAACTTGTCCAAGCTTACTTTGAGATGCAACAAAACAATCCGTCTGAATCTGGACGGGAGTTGTCAAACCAAGAAGTAAACCAACTTCAGAACTCGGTAGGCGGTCAAGCCGCTTACAACCAACTCACCAGTTGGGCAGCTGAGAACTTCAGCGAAGGTGAGATTGAAGCCTTTGATTCTCTTATTGAATCAGGCAATACTAACGCTATCCAGCTTGCACTGCAGGCTTTGTACTATCGCTATACTGATGCTATGGGAGTTGAAGGAAACATGCTGACTGGTAAGCCAGCACGATCACAAGATGTATTCCGTAGTCAATCTGAATTGGTACGTGCAATGGCTGATCCACGTTACGATAATGATCCTGCATATCGTCAGGATGTTATCGACAAACTTGCCTTATCTGATCTTGAGTTCTGATGAACGACACTAACATCTGGCCTACTGAACCACCTATTATTATGACTGATCATCCCTACGGTGTCCCCCACAATGAACGAGCTGAACAGCTCAATGGCCGCTTGGCTATGCTTGGCGTCATGGCTGCTTTGGGTGCTTATGCACTAACTGGACAAATTATTCCTGGTATCTGGTAATGCCTAAAGTCGGTAAAAAAGAATACAGCTACACTCCTGCTGGTATGGCAGCTGCTAAAAAAGAAGCTGCTAAAACTGGTAAGAAAATGCAAAACAAAAAACCCAAGAAGTAATGGCTAAAAGTGTTAGCCTTAAAATTGGAAAACACAAATCACGTACCGGCGGTCTAACGGCTGCTGGTCGTGCTAAATACAATCGTGAGACAGGTTCTAATCTCAAAGCTCCTCAACCGAAAGGTGGTCCTCGCAAGCGTTCATTCTGTGCACGTATGTCTGGTAACCCTGGTCCGATGAAGGATGAGAAAGGTAGACCTACTCGTAAAGCATTAGCTCTTCGTAAATGGAAATGTTAAATGGCTAAACCCGGACTGTATGCAAACATCCATGCCAAACGTAAGCGTATTGCTGAAGGCAGTGGTGAGAAGATGAGGAAGCCTGGCACTGCTGGTGCTCCTACCGCTAAACAATTTAAACAAGCAGCTAAGACTGCAAAGAAAAAATAGTCCAACAAGCCTTGCATCTAGCGAGCAGTTGTGAGGCTTAGAAGTAGTGGTCATATAAAAGTTCTTTGCTTTTTAATTATGATTCCTATCCTAACTACTCTGTCGGTGATCACCAGTTGGTACGGTCCTGGCTTCCACGGAAACCTCACCGCTAACGGTGAACGATACAATCAAAACGGCCTTACTGCAGCGCACAAGACACTCCCATTTGGAACTAAACTCAAGGTTTGTTTCAAAAGGTGTGCCGTTGTTCGGGTCAATGATCGCGGTCCTTACCTTCATGGTAGAGGCTTAGATCTCAGTAAAGGTGCGGCTGATGCAATCGGTCTCACTAGCTCTGGAGTTGGACAGGTAAAAGTAACCCGTCTTAATTAACTTCACACATGACTGCCACAATTGCAGCTTCTCCCAAAACTAATTGGGATACTTTCTGTGACTGGGTAACCAGCACTAACAACCGTCTTTATGTCGGCTGGTTCGGGACACTGATGATTCCGTGTCTACTCGCAGCAGCCATTTGCTTCATTGTCGCATTCGTGGCTGCACCCCCTGTAGATATTGATGGAATCAGAGAACCAGTTTCAGGCTCCCTTATGTATGGAAACAACATCATATCGGGAGCCGTCGTTCCGAGCAGCAATGCCATCGGACTACACTTCTACCCAATTTGGGAAGCTAATTCACTTGATGAATGGCTCTACAACGGGGGGCCATTTCAGCTCACCGTCTTCCACTTCCTCATTGGCATCTATGCTTACATGGGACGAGAGTGGGAACTTAGCTATCGACTAGGGATGCGCCCTTGGATCTTTGTTGCATACTCAGCTCCAGTTGCAGCCGCTACCGCTGTATTCCTTATCTATCCGTTCGGTCAAGGTAGCTTCTCGGATGCTATGCCTCTCGGTATTTCTGGTACGTTCAACTATATGTTGGTCTTCCAAGCCGAGCATAACATTCTCATGCACCCGTTTCACATGCTCGGCGTTGCTGGTGTGTTCGGTGGGTCACTCTTTAGTGCAATGCACGGTTCACTTGTCACGTCCTCGCTTATTCGTGAGACGACTGAGGAGATCTCTCAGAACTACGGTTACAAGTTTGGGCAAGAAGAAGAAACTTACAACATCGTAGCAGCACATGGCTATTTCGGACGGCTCATCTTCCAGTACGCGAGTTTTAACAACAGCAGAAGTCTACACTTTTTTCTGGCTGCTTGGCCTGTTGTTGGTATCTGGTTCGCTGCTCTTGGCGTCAGCACGATGG